AGCAACATTTTCTTTTAATCTGTAATCTGATATTGAATTGTATGTTGTTATATTTCCATTTACTGATATATTTCCAGCATAAACAAGTGCAGAACCATTGTCAGAATAAAAATTGCAAATAGAGCCTGAAGTTGCACTAATAGCCCAGTCTGAATTTGAAACAGTTTGGTAAATTTGAATACCGCCAGAAGAATTATTTTTAGCTTCAAATCCTTTAGTTCTGTTACTTGCTGGTGCTGAAGTGCATCCAACAAACAAATTACCACTAGAGTCAATACGCATCCGTTCTGCAGAACCAGCAATTAAAGCTAAATCAGTACCGTTAGCAATAATTTGCGTTGAGCCTAAAGAAGCTGATGTGTTGCCAAATGCAATTCTAGTTAATGTTCCGCTGCTTGCGTTTAAGGCTAACAACTCTCCGCTGGTGTGCTGTATTGATGTTTTATAAGAAGCTAAAGCTGAAGTAGTACCAATACCTACATTACCACTAGAGTCAATACGCACTTGTTCTGAACCAGCAGTATAAAAACTCATTGGTGTAGTAGCATTTTCAGAAACAATGCCAAATGTTCCAGCAGTATTTGCCCGAATATAACCTGTGCGTGTTGCACCATTATAAAAACTCAAATAAGGTGCAGTTGCTACTAAACGAAATATATCGTCTGAAGCACTTGTTACTTGTAATTTTGACCCTGGACTTGCAGTACCAACGCCTACGCTACCCGTAGAAGTTGCAAAGTTGGCTGCACCAGTTGCGGTAAAAGTTGTGCCATCGTATGTTAAATTGGCAGAACCAGCATAAGCACCAGCATTGTTATAAATAACTTGTGTAGTAGAACCTGCTACTGTGCCTGTAGCTTTAGAAGCAATAGTCTGCACTACGCCAGCAGAGTCTTTATAAAACAACTTGCCATCATTAGTATTAATAGCTAATTCGCCAGCTACTAAATTACCAGCCGTAGGGACATTGGTAGTCGTTGCAGAATAGTAAATTGAAATTGGAGTGTAGCCCGTTTGTGCCATTTTAGTATGTCCCGCCAAATATGCCTGTTAAGGCTGTTAGTGTACCAACATTATTAATGTTATTTGTTGCCATATTCAAAGGGCCAGACATAGGTGTTTGACCGTCTGAAGCTACTGATTGAGTTAATCCATCAGCTATGTTTTGCATAGTAGTATTAGCCCAACTAGAAGTAATAGTTGTGCCTGTTACTACGGGATTACCCGCAGGGAGGTTATATGTACCGCTACCATTTCTACTCATTTTGTTTTCCTCAATGCGTCTGCCATAGGATTGTAGTTAATTGATTCTTGTATTTGCTTGTTTAATGCTGATTCTTTGCCCTTTTCTGCGGCAAATTTAGCCACATTACTTACTCCAGGTATGCGAATAGCCCCTATTTTATCAAGTGCGCCAATAATTGCACTAGAAGTATTGGAGTAGTTTGCAGCGCCTTTTAATGGGGCATTGACATTAATTGTGTATTCTAATAAATTGCGTATTTCTTCTGCGCCAGCTTTGCCAAATAAATAGTCTAATTTGCCATCTTGGTCTAATTGAGTTACTACAGATTTAAACTTAGCCGGTGAAACTACAGGGTTGCCAAAGGAATCTACATCTACAGACTGAGAAACTTTGTCTTTCATATATTGAATAGTTTGACCTTGTAATTCTTTGAATGCTTGTTGCCCTTCTGGGCCTGCTTTCTTTAAAGTCATGCCAATAGCACGAACATCATCTAAAGAACCATTCAAAATGCTATGGTCAAATACATCTTCAAAAGCTACTGAACGGTCTGTAGTGCCAGGTTTAGTGCGTAGCAACTTATCTACATAACCTACATTCTCAAACTCACGACCATACTTTGTACGCAACTTGCGTGCTTCTTGGTATAACTCGCCACCTTGACCCTCAGTCATTTGATTAATGAGGTTTTTCATGGTTTTGGCATGACCTTCGCCTACTGTTCCAGGTTCGTAGTTTTTATTAATAAACTGGTAAATATCTTCTAAAGAATTAATAGAGATTTGACCAGCTTTCTTAGGGTCATTTTTAGCTATTTCTTCTTCAACTGCGCTAATAATTGGGGCTAATTTACGCTTAACAGTAGGAGTCTGTTCATCAATGTAAGACTTTAATGGGGCATAGGATACTGGTTGCTGAGTTTCACCAGCTTCTCTAGCTGCGGTATATGCTTTATTAATATCTGCTTTAGCCTTGTTTGCAGCGCCTACCAATGCCTTGTCTACTACTCGACCAGTTTCACGCAATCCATAAGTTTCTTTGCCAGTAGCATCTACATAAGCATCAAAGTTTTGCAAAATAGTATCATTTCGCTTGGCTTGGGCTTCAATTAAAGGTTTACCTAACTCTGGGAAATTTTTAGGAGTTTCAATTTCAAACTTCTGTTGACCCAAATCTTTAGTTGCTTGTCCTTTACTGTAAGTCCCAGGCACTCTTAATTGATTAGCCATTTGAACCCTTGCAACAGCTTCAGGCACTTCTGCTGCGCCTACACCAGCCATTGTTGGGACTTCTTTGCGCAAGGCTTGTGCCATTGTTCTTACTTCAGGGGTAATGTTTTGAATGGCTTGATTAACCATTGGTCTAACTGCGCCAGCACTTTGCATGGCAGATGGAATCATGCCAATATTGCCAAGATAAGGAGGTATTTTGGCAGCTTCTAAAGCACCGCCAATAGACTCTAAAGCACCTACAGACGCAGGTGAAGTAGGCTGAAATTGAGTGGCTTGTCTTGCTTGTCTATAATAAGCATCCCTAGCTTCACCGCTAGGTGCTGTGCCTTGTGTAGCAGCGTCTATAGCACTTCTTCCTACACCATAAAGCATAGAGGCAGGCTGAGAAACCATTGCACTACCAATAGTTGCTGGTACTTCATACAATGCTTTTAATTTGTCGGCCATTGAAGTTTTAGGTTCTGCAATAGGCATTTGCTTGGGCATATGACTAGCTACCAATGGCACATCAGATGTAATTGGCGCTGTTTTAGGCGCAACAGAGCCAGTTAATTTAGCTTCTAATTGCGCTTTGGTTGTTCCTTCTGGGACATCTTTTACAAGAGTGCCATCTGGCATTAATACATCCATGTCTTGTCCTTATGGCAAATCGTTATAGTTAACCACTTTTTTAGCACCACCAATATCTAATTTAGGTGTAGGTAATTGACGAATTACATTAGCGCCTGGGCCTGCTTGAATTTCTAATGCTTTAATAGCGGTTTCTCTAGCGTGTTGTTTTTGTCTAATAACGCTATCTGTATCACCTGGTTGTGGGAAATACTTTTGTGCTTCGTTTGCAAATTCAGATGGGCTAATAGCAGCGCCAGATTCCTTACGCAGTACAGCAGTTACAAAGTTTCTACGGGCTTGGTCAGTAGCTTGTTGTGCAGCATTAGGGCCACCTAAGTAACCAGGTAGTACATTCATTGCGCCAGATACACCTTGTTCTAACTTTTCACCAATAAAAGGCGTCATTCCAAAAGTTGAAGCAACAGCAGACCTTACAACACCTGTATTCTTAGTACCAGATTGTTCTAATTGGTTTAGCAACGCATTGGATTCTTTAGCCCGCATACCAAAAGCAGTTGCATTGCCTTGTGATTCTGTTAACTTGCCACCGCCCATTTCTTGTGCAAATTTTTGTTGTTCTAAACCAAATTTAGCGCCCTCTAAACCTAATCTTTGTTTAGAATCAGCAGCTTGGCTTTCTTGATACTTAGACATTTGGTTTTTAAAGTCATTGATATTGCCTTGATAACCTTGGTTTTTAGCGGCAATAAATTCTCTTTCTAAAGTAGTTGCTTCAGGCAATGCTACTTTAGATAGTTGTGGCAACAAAGCCTTAACTTGTGGGAATTGCTGATATTGCGAGGCTTTAGCCAATGCTGCTTGTGGGTCTTGTTTGTATGTGTCCATTACATCTTTAGCAGCAGCATCACCTTTGACACGCAATAATTCAGCCATTTGTGCTTGCTTAGTATCAGCCCGTTCACCAACAGCTTGCCCTGCTAACATATTAGCCAATGGGTTTAATTGTTGAAGAAAACTAGGCGCAACATAATGACCACTAATCATTTGACCTTGTGGTTGTTGCATACCTTGGGACATTAGCAAATCTGCTAACTTGCGTTGACGGCTTACATCCTGTAATTCAGGA